TGCTCGTGTATTAAATAGGAAGGGAAAATTAGAGCATTACCTTCCTCTACCCAAGGCTCTTCGTCAATATGAGTCCCGTCAAATGGATGTAGTTGAGGTGAAATAAGTCTCGTACCTTTATGAATCTCACAGTCATAATTCACATACAGCACACCTGAAAGTCCTAAAGGGCCGTGAGTATGAGCCGGATGGTATACAGGTCCTGAAGTCTCCTGGAACCACAGGTCTTTGATTTTCAGACGTCGATAGTCTCTGCCAAAACCTCGTGCCGTCCAAATAATGGCACTGTAAATGGCTTTGTATACTGTTTCTTTGTAATCAGGTGTGATTTTATTTTTAACGTTGTAGTGATAATCGGTGATAATTCCGTCTCCATCTTGAGCATCCTCAGGGTGCTCATTTTTGAATTTTTCTACAGCCTCTTCGATCTGGGCTTTATATTTAGCCCATTCGGGGTCTGCGTTGCAGTTGATGTGAGGAACGAATAAATCCATTTTAAAATCCCCAAGCTACGTAGGAGTCTCTACAACCCTTTTTGACGGTTGTGACTTCATGGTTATACATGAAAGTTGAGGGAAAAACAACCACTGTATGATCCTCCGTCAAATACTGTCTTTCTTCACCAAGTGGGGTTCTAATAAAAAAATCTCCTCCTTCTTCTGCGTTTTTGTGTAGGCCCACAACGCTTAAAACAGGAACACCTTTATGTTCGCCGTCAAAAATAGAGTGAATTGCATCCCAGTGAGCACGCATACACTCTCCTTCTGTGTATCTATTCAAACGCACTCGTGTAAAGGAAGATATTAGAGAGCACTCCTTGTTATATTCAGTAGTCATATCGTTGATATAAGACTGGATCGCGTGCTCAGCTAAATTTTTTGAAAGGTCTGATTCAAAGATATCTTGAACAAGAGGGTCTGTATTTTCATCGGAGTGAGAGGAATTACCTTCCTGAGGGTTATAACTAAACCAAGCGTGTCGCTCCCAGCTTGTTCTTTCAAGGGACTTATAATATTTGTCTAGTCGTTCTGATAAGCTTTCAGGCGTTTTATACGTTCTGACGTAATCTAAAAGACTCATCGCAACTTAGAAGTATGGCACTATAATAGCTCAGCTAAAGGTCGTGAATGAATTTTACACGTCTGCCGATATTGCCTACAGAACTCTACGAATTTGAGTACCCAGAGCACCTTGTCGAAGACGCCCTTAATATTATTAACACTCATAAAATTACAGATGGATACGGCAGATGGAAAGGTAAACCAGAGTATGGAGAGTCTTCACCAGGAAGAAAATCACTTCACAATAACCCTTATTTCGAACATCACACTAAATTTATCGAAGAGTGTCTAAGTGAAGTAACAAAAGACTTAGAGTACAACAACAATATAAATTTAAAAATAAGTCTTTTTTGGGCAAACCGAAGTCGCCCAGGGCAGTGGCACCACGCTCATCGACATCCTTGGTCTCTTTTAAGTGGTATTATTTACCTACAGGGTAACTCTGGTAGAACTTGGTTTAGTCGAAAAAATCCATACGATCTTTCAGAACAATTTCCGACTTACTACGAATCAGAAAGAGAAAATATTATTCATAAACACACTCCAACACCAGGAAAAATGATTATTTTTCCATCTGATTTAATTCACTCTGTCGATAACAATATGGAAAATCAGGATCGAATCACACTTAGTTTTAATACCTTCCCAACTAAAACTGTTGGAGAAAAATCTAATTTAAGTGGATTCGATCTAGAAATATATTAACTGTCACAAACGTAGAAGTAACAAACGGTGTGGTCTACATCGAAAACTTCGTCATCATCCGTTGAAATTTCCATAAAACGACCGTCTGTTTGCTGAGTGAAACGAACAACGGCGTTGGTTTGAGTAAAGTTCTGCTGCTCACGAGGTCCTGAGGGCTCACCACCTCCATGCTGCTGCTGTCGAGGACCAGCAACATTTTGAGATCCCGAAACGTGGAAGTGAGCTGTAATTTGAGCAGCTTGGAAAGTTCCTACTTTGTTGCCACTAGGTAAGAAACCTGATACTGCATATCGAGTATCAGCTTCGGGATCATTAGTGCTATTGAATGCGTAGCCACGGAGATACATGCCGTCCGTGTCAGGCATGTGCATGGGTTCAGTATCATTACCTCCTCCATAAGATCCGCTAGGCCATACTGACGAGAGGATATCATGGTCAGTTCTCGAAACTTCTTGACCATTGCACTTGAGGCATGTAATTGCACCAGCAGTAAACTCAGCTCCCTTATCAGCCAGCATTAAAATTACTTGTCCAGTAGCCATGATTCTCCTTAGGTGTTTTGTGCAACGATGGCCCAGATAACACTAATGTTATCACCTCTATTCTCTCCGTCAGCAGGACCTTGACTTACTCCTGATTGAGGAGTTGAAGCCTGGTTAGTACGCGACTGGTTACTTGCACCGCCTTGCTGACTATTCCAATTACCACCTTCAAAAATGTGGTAGTGAGTGGTGAAATGATCTGGTAGGAAACCAGAACCAGTGATCACTCCTGATGGTTGGAACCCAGCAGAATAATCTTGACGAGAACCTGCAATAAAAACGCCTCTCAGATCCGGAACACCAAAAGTAGTAGAACCATCTCCAGTTCCAAAATGTGTTCCAAAATGCTGGAATACGTCTGGATATTCTGTCCGACTTATGTTTTGACCGCTGGCAACAATGAATTTGTCAGTTGCAAATCCTACGAGCGATCCGTCGTCTCCAGGCCAAAGGAATGGAATAGCCATGCCGGCATTCAGACTGCCGCCGCCGACATTAATCATGGGAACGAATTCCCGTTTTTTCATCTCATTTTGAATCTCGCCAAAAGTGGTGCTGGCGTGAACAACAACAGAGGGGCCTGCTGAAGAAGAACTTTCATTACCAGTTCGGTTACGGTCAGGACCCTGTCTGGATCTGACTCCGTTCCAATTATGTAAATGACCTTCCCCGATTTTTCCGCTTCCTAAAGGATGGAGTCCTGAACCGCTTGAGCCTTTTGCATAGATATACCCATCAAACATATTGGGTATACCAAAAGTCGTAGCTCCATCACCTGGGCCAAAAGTCTCACCAATGACGGTAAATAGACCAGCGTAATCGACTCTATTTAAATCGTCGGCACCGTCACATACTAAAAATCTACCTTCATCGACAGCAGTGTCAGTCACACCGCTTGTCATTGCAAAAGCTAAACTCCCAATAGGAGCAGCGGGCGAACCGGCAGGAATGGCAGAAGGCCAAGTTGCGGCACTTTTTTCGCGAGATACTTCAGTAGGTGAAATCCAAGCACCTGGTGCTTCTAAAGTATTGGGTCTAACTTTTTTGCCCTGAAGGCCGCCGTATTTCCTAGCCATGGTTTAAAGATCCCTGTAGTCAATAATAATGGTGTCGTGATCTTCAGGCACTGCCTGAGTTCCTTTAGTCCACGATGGGTCGGGTGCAAATAGAGTAGCAAACTCTTCTCGCAAACCAGATATTACACCATATTTTTCATATTCCGCTCGCATAAGATCAAATCCTCGGTCATACCAAGCTTTATATGCAGTTTTTAAATCTGCATCAGTCTTACTGACCTCGTCCTCAGAGGGTTCTGGGGGAACATCCGAGGTAGAAATCAGGCTATCTGAACTAACAAGTTCTTTTAAATCGAAAAAATAATCGTGCCAGAGCTGTCTGAAGGCAGAACGATAACCAGCATCTTTAAGCTCTTTGAGTTTCGAAAACTCGCCAGCCAGAATCAAGCTGATATCACGACGTAAACGAGCATCAGTAGCGACTGCCCGTTTAGAAGGACAAGTTTTAGGATCACCGCTTGCAACCCATCCTGTGCCTTCGACCCAAACGTATGCCTGCCCTGTAGAACGATCAGGTTCAGCAATAGGTCCTACGTACCCACAGCTCTCGATTTCCTCTTGAGTTATTGACCACTTATACCTTGTAAAACCGTTAGGAAGACGGAGACGATCAGGTAAAAAGGTGGGTTCTTTCGAGTCTTTGGAGAACTTAGCTGAAGAAAAGTCAGCCATGTTTTTTAAACCTCCACAAAACTGAGCGTCAGATCACAGGATCCACTGGTGCTGGTAGAGATTCTGAGTTTGTTGCCACTGCTCAGGATAAGTTTATTTCCAATCAGGTCAACGTTAGAGCTAATGGGAACAGTAATAGTATTAGCAATCTCACTCTTAACAACGTCAGAGTCATCTAAAAGAGAGCAGTTAATATCGGTTGCGTTTGTTGAAGTATTTGCGACCAAAATACTCAAGATGATCGTCGAATCACTTGTCGACGTATAGATAGTCGTGTTGACGTCGGAAACATTTTTAGTGCTCCGACTAAAAAAAGTAGCCATCCGAGGCCAAGCACTGAAGATAAATTAATTATAGCCCATTGAGCTTAGTCGCTCAATGCGATGATTAATCCAATGAGCTGTGGAGCATCTACAGGTGGATTATTAACAATAAGCGTCAACGCATCATTACCTGAAGCAAGTGCTTCTACTGCATCCGAAACAAGAGCGTTACCAGAAGATTGAGCCTCTAAACCAGATACGATTGCTCGATCTGCTTGAGCGATAGAGAGGACACCGCTTGTGGTCGCTGTATCACCAGTGGATATCGCTGCGTTTCCACTAATGATTGCAGTATTAGCAATGTCAATTGACGTAAGCGACTCTGAAATAGAAGCGTTACCAGAGGCTCTTGCTTCGAAAGTGTCCGCAAGAGCAGCGTTGCCTGAGGCTTCGGCGACAAGTGCTAGAGATACAGCAGCATTACCCGAAGCAATAATTT